TTAGAACTCAACAAATATCAATGTTTCCATGGAATCTGATTCTTTAACCCACATGTGATTGTTTTCAAAACCATAGTCAAAGAACAGCTTAAAGTAAGGATATTGTACTATTAAAGAGTTAATGCAACCTCTTAATTCATCTTCTGACATGCAAGAAGCTATCTCATTGATTATTTGAACGAAAAGGTGTAAAACTTCTGGTTCACAATTTATCAGTGGATTTTCTACTATCGCTTTCATAATCTTCTATTGTCTTTTAATTATTCATTGTTTTATTATCACAATGCAAATATACTATATTGTGATGTAATAGCAAAACAAATCACAATATATTTTCTTGCATTGTGTGATAAATCAAATCAATTATTTTGGTTTTAACAATCGCATCCAATCTCATATCAGACAAACCTTGTGAAAGATGTTGTTCCATCAAAGTGTTTGCCTCCTTTAAATCCTTTGCACAAACCAAATTATAGTATTTCAATTCTTTCTCATTGCCGTTCTCATCAATTTGAGTATCTACAATGGTAGCCTTGAAGAATGGCTTGTCTTCTGTCTTTTCGTTGATTATCTCAATGATGTTTGAACGTGAAATGGAGAAGACATCAGATTCCATATTATCAGATGCGTACTGTTCAAGCCCTTTGGCTTCCGCTTCTGCAAAAAGTGAACAGTCTGTAATGAAGTGTTCTTTTACTTCTTTTTCAAGACCGTCCTTGTTAGTTTTCATCACCTTTAACTTTACCTCGTAATACATATCATTCCTCCTTTGTCTTGTTACGTTCCTTAATCATTGCATCAGCTATTTGGTAAGCTGATTTAGCCTGTCCTTCATAGTAGTAGTTTGTAACACTAACTTCTTTGGACGGGAAAAACAATGTGACAATCCTGTTCCATAAAGTTCTCCTGCGTTTTGCTGTCATCATCATGCACTTCATTGCTTCAAGCGCAATATGATCTCGTGATATGTTGCTTTCCATAATTTTATTGCTTTAATTGATTAATAACTTGTCTTTTGATTTTCTTGTACAGCTTCCCGACAAAACGTCCACGCTTCTCTGTTCCGTCATCGGGCAAATCATTTTTATAAACATGAAGAAGTAACAGAATGAGAAGCACTTCTTGTTTTGTCAAAGTAAGTTTCATAATTATTAGTCTTTAATCTCCCATAAATGCCAGCAAGTACTATGTAAGTTCACAAATTCTTCTCTCGGAGGGAATATTTGTGCCACTTGAATGTTATTTGGTAAAAACTTATATCGTACATCTTTCAACTGCTGATAACCTAATGGAAACTTAGCACTTACTGATAAATGCCATAACCCATTTTCTATTGCAATTATCAAACTCATCCCTTTGTATTTAAATACTCCAGTAGAATACACACCATATTTGTCTGTTATTTCTTGCTCTTTAATATGAAAAGGGAATGACTTTGATCCATCTAACCTGTATTTGAGCAACTCTTCTCGTGTCATTTATTAAATGTAATTTATATGTTGTTCAATTTCAATCTCCATCAACTGAATCAAACGTTCTTCGTCTGGAGAAGGAATATATATACCTTGGGCACCTGCGAAATTTCTGAATCTCTCAATAGTCATACTCATTTCAGCACTGTCAAGGTCGGCAGAACTTCGCAAGTACTTTATCCTACCCAAAAACTTATCTTCCCTCTCACGAACGAAAGTGTCTTTGTTGCACAGAATCTTGTAGTAGTTCCGCTTTACATATTCCATAGTTTCACCGATTTGGCAACCGAAATAAGCAAGGCAGACATGAAGGTATTTGTTCTGATTTAAAGACCTTTGCAGTTTCTTTTCCGTCAGTTCAAATACCTTCTGTTCCTTTATCAACTTCTCCAGCTTCGCTCTTGCCTGCTGGACGTGGAGAGGATTGGAACCATCGTATTTCATCAGAATGGCAAATCTAAATCATCATCCTGGGAAACACTCGGAGCAGCTTCTACTTCTGTGGAAGATGGATATTTATTAGAATCAACAGTTTCTGATAAATCTGCTATGATGTATCTTACACCCTCTTTTCTCTCTTCTTTCTTAGGAGCGCAACTCATAAAATGAGTATAAGTAATATCTCCAAATGTAGCAGGTTCTTTCCGCTTGAAGATTGCGAAGTTTAAAAAACATCTTTCCTTACCATCTTTACACTTTACTTTCTTTATTAATTCCTTTGGAATGTCTGATAAACAAATACTTCCTCTTAACATAATCAAATGAATTTTAATTTATAACCTTTTACTGTTTTACTTTCAGATCTTAATGATTTAGATACGATAGATTTGGTAACACTAAAATAAGATGAGGTTTCTTTAATGCTGTCGAATACCCTCATAAGCACATTCAATGTTGGATGATACATTCCAACGGGCTTATATTTGGCTATCGCTGTCCTATGTGTCCTTGTGCCATAATTCATATTATATTTATGGGTACACCATTCCAAATTCTCAATAGAATTGTTTGTCGGATTCTCATCCTTATGATTTATGCAAGGATAGTTATTAGGATTAGGAATGAATGCCTGTGCTACAAGTCTATAAACAAGGAATTTCCTATTTAAATTCCCCTTACTGAGTTCAACCCTTGGTCTTCCATCTTTTTGATAAAACAAACCTTTTATTTTCTCAGGTACTACTTTTACTCCTCCTTTAGGGTGATTCACATATCTTTTTAAGCTTTTCACCCTCCCTAAGTTGCTTATCTGATATAGTCCTTCATACCCGACAATATCTTTCCATACTTCATTTTCATAAGGTATAGAACCACTTAAAATTGCCATAATTATATTGTTTTTAATGTTACACTTCCAACTACTGGAATCTCTTTTAAATATTTCTTATACAAATCAGGATAATCTTTCTCAAACGCCTTCTTGTCGAAATCCTTTCTGATAGTGTCCTTTTTGCGAGTAAATGATATGATATCACCTTTCCAACTATATTCACCGGCTTCTACCATAGCCATCATTACGCCATCGGTTATTTCTTTCTTTTTATCGGACCAATATTTTGCCTGTGATACAATTTCCTGTATTGTCCTCTCCATCTTTCGGTACTCGTCAGGAAGAGTAACAGGGGATATGGAATAGGGATTCACAAACTGTCTGCCTTCCGAATCACATTTCAACAGATTCATTACAACTTCTGATGGTATTCTCTCGACTTCTACTATCTCATGGTTTTTACCTCTCAACCATATACCTATAAGCCTTACCGCATTGCATCCCGGATTCTGCAACTCAAAAAGGTATGCATATATACTCAACTGCCATCTTACAGATTCCTTGTCAAGTACGTAGGTGGTCTTTATATCTCCCAAAGTAAAATCAGTTTCATTTTCGCGATAAACCTTGTCGATACAGCTTGCATAGTGCTCATTGTCAGATACAAGATATTCGGAACATTCGTACTTCAATCCCCAATCGTCTTTCAGTTCCTTGTATCCTTGTGCTTCATCGCTGTCATGAGTTATCCCCATATCATCGACAAGTTCGCAGATACTATGGATCATAGTACCTCTTTCAGCCGCTTTCCTTAACACGTCTTCGGGAACATCACGGTATTTATCGGGGAAAAGCTGTCTGCTTATCACGGAAGTTATACCACTTAGTTCCTTATCTCCTAGCATATAAGTATGTTCATTGGGATTGAAAACGACTTGTGATTTGATTAGTTTCATTTCAGTTCTCCTTTCCTTCTTGTCACCGCTTCAACAAAACGTTTGTCACTCTGTAATTCCTTATAATTTCCCCATACTACCTGTAATGTTTCGATTGACAGGCTTGATCTTACTTCCTGCAATGCCATTGCAAGGAAATCCGTTTCCTCAGGTGTTGTACTATCAGGGTCCTTTTGCTCTTCTGTAGGAATCAGGAACATTTGAAGTAGAGAATATTTCAACGCTATGCTCATACATTTATTAAAACCCTTATCGGAACTGTCCTGAGCTTCTCCTACATTCACCGTTTCAACATACGATCCGTCAGTGGTCATGTACTTGAACTTTATCGTAGCCCTTGTGAATGTGTTCGTACCGCCGGATTTCGTTATCCTGTTCTCCGTTGTGAAGTTCTGCACTTCCTGTAGTATGAACACCTCATTTTTTGAGAATAATTCATGAAGTTCGTTCATAACGTTGTCAATCCCACGGAATTTGAATCCCTGTTGCTGGTTCTTCTCCGATTTGGTGATAGCCTTTGTCTCTTTAAGGATATTGGCTATCTTACTGTATATTAACTGTTCACTCATTATAAAATTATTATTTACCAACACAAAAAAGGCAGGTCCGCAGTCCTTACAAAGTTCCGCTTCCTGCCATGATATCTCTCCGATTCTTCAAGTTCGTTTTCTAGAGAATCGATTTCTTCATTAAGCAAGGATATATATTTACCTTTACAGTCAGCGTTGAAGGTGAGCCTTACCGATTCCTCACTCATTGACTGGACTATATCAAGCTCTGAATATAGTTTATCCAGTTCATCGCTTATCTGTCTTATAGTTCTCATACCTTTTCAAGAAATTGGATCGGCAACGAGCATACACCCTTCATATTAGGATATTTGACATCAGCATATCCGTTAGCGATATAAACTATTGTACCTGTCAACGTATCACCTATTTCACGTACTTTATCACCTTTCTTCATAACCATTTTATTTTAAGTTCAACTTTAACCGGAGGATTCTCCATCTTGGAAAATCCATCAAGAATTTGCTCTTTGAGAAGTTTGGGAGGTCTGTCAGTAATCTTACTATCCAAGACAGACAGTTCCTCACGTTCTCCGTCATAAAACACAAGCGTTACGCCTTGAACTATATATGGATTCATGGCAGTTCGGTATAAGTAAGATTTACACCAATGCAGTCATGTGTCGCACGGATACTGTTACGGTATTTCTCCAAATCATCCACCATAACAGGCATGAACAATTTTACTGTATCCCTGCCACCACTGGCATACACAAGCTGGTAACTTGTTATTTGATATTTCTTTTCCATGATATTTATATTATTGTGGCAATGGTTTCCAAAAATCAATGTCCCATGCCCGGTTAGTATTTCCACATATCCAAATGTTCTTCTTATGCTCACTATCGAATACCAACATCCCGGTATTCACAAATTTCCCGGAACTCTTTACAAGCACTCTTGTGTCCAATGGTGGAGGATCTTTTTCTGCATTCCTCCATTTTATGGATTCCAAAACAAATTGAGCACCTTTCTCAAAATCCACCGATGCTGTTCTTTTGTGCGTAATCCCATGTATACCATTTGCATACTCTCTGGCTTTCTCCTTTATTATATTTATATCCATAACTTAACTTGTTTCCAATTAAAAAGCTCCTGCTATCTTCACAGACTACAGGAGCAAAACCTAAACGACTTAATCTATCACTTATGATAACTTACAGCCACCGTCAGCGGAATCGGACCGCCGTACTATCCGTTAAATGAAAGTAGAGATTAGAACAGATAATTATTTATGTTTATTTCCTTATACAGTACCAACCATGGACGGTGAAATTCCGTACCTATATTCACATACCGGCACGGACAGACAACATTAACTTTATGAAAATAACAAAAAAACTAGATGAAAAAATCATTCATATTCCTTTAACTCCTTATATGTCATTACCACCAATCTCACACACAATAACGAGATGATGGAAAATATAATCACCGATACGGATTTTATAGAACTTTCCGTAACTATCGCACCATAAATCATTCCTAAGGAACATAGGGTGGCAAATATAGACAGGATAAAATTGGCTGTTTTCATTATATTATTTTGGGGGAAGTTTACTGAACCACTGGTGGAAGTTCTTGTATTCGCTTCATTATGTTAGATACTTCATCCGCATCTACATAGCCGATTACATCATTTGTTATTGAAGTGTTATAGCAAATTCCATTATTATCAAGAACTGCAACCTCATAAGTATCAATACCGTTGGAGTAGAACAAAGTGCCTTTTAATACACTTATTCCATATCCGTTCTCAAACTGCATTTTAGCATGCTTTGCGTTCATATATTCCTTACGGATGGGAGAAGGTAAGAGAAATGCATCTTTAGTCATTTCATGTTGTTTAAAAACCAAATCCTTGAATTGTTTTAGTTCATTCATGTCATTTTAATTATGAGTTTGTTCCCCTCAACGGCTTAAACCGGTTGTTACCACGAATCTTACGGGAGGGGATATATTAGACCTTTCGGCGGTACTTGTGCCCAACCAAGTTTACTTAATGCACTAAGGACAAATCGGTGCACCGAAAGTATGTTCAATCAATTATTATTATAGACCCTCAATACGTCACGGCATCCCTGCTGGTATTGACTCCTATAATCAGTCCGTTTGTCTGCATTATACGGCTTATGAGTTACACCATATAAGCATTTACAATGATGTGAAAGAACTTTAAGAAGCTCCCCTCAACGGCTTAAACCGGTTGTTACCACGAATCTTACGGGAGGGAAGAAATTTATTTATCTGTTGAGATACAAGCCAATTGTTTCTTTAGATGACTTATACGATCACATTCGATATCACATATTTGGCTACCTTGTTTTTGGTTGTGGGGATAATGCTTGCATTTCCCATTTTGATAACAAGGACATAACTGTCGGTACACTTTCACAGCTCGTTCCTCTATTTCCTTGGATGCGATATTAACAGCCTCCAATGCGTCAGCTTTAAAAATCAACGGCTCTATCGGATTGCCAAGCTGGTAGCATTTATTATTTATAAAATCGGTTGCTTTGCTCATTTTATTAATTCTTCTTTGAATAATAGTTGTTGAATAGCTTCCTTGCCATCACCGGATCAGTCAAGATTCTACGCCCATCCTGATATACCGCTTTTTTCAAGATTCCATCCTTTAACTTTGCTGCGGTATTTTTGGAGCAACCGAACAACTGGCATATACCCTTAAGCCCGTACACGTAATCCTGTTCCTTGTCCTTGACATCACATCCCGACATCGTATCACGGATTATATTACTTAACACGCTCTTAAGTTCGCCTATTGTGAGGTCTATCAATCTGGTTTCATCTTTTATGGGTATCATGACAGTTTGTTTTAAATTGTTATACTCTTATTTTTATAATGGATTCTGCGCCAGCATAATTCTTTATCGCCTCTTCCCTTATTCTTACTGCGAGTTCAGTGTTAATAATGTACTTTAATGCTTTGCGTACTGTTTCACCGCTAACCCCGAAATGAGATGCGATGCGTTTTTGTGCACCTTGCGGAACGATTACCCGTGGGATTTCTTTGGTTCTTTCTTTTTTATTCATATATTTGTTTTATTAATTGTTATCGTTGCGATTTAAAACTGTATTAATTCGTTTTCACATTGCAAAGATAGTATCCTTTAATGATACTACAAAAGATTAAGGTATCTTTTTATGATACCAAATATTTATTTAGACACTATTATAAATAATGAAATCGTAAGAAGCTGGATATAAGGAAGATAAGATTAACGCAATAAAAAAGGAGGTAATATGAGAAATGATTTTATAAATATTTCAAGCAAGGATAAGCAATATCCAATGTATATTACATCTATAGAGGTTGATAAAATTATTAATGCTTTATTGGAAAAAGCCAATGGAGGTAATTATGTAGAACTTGGTTATAACGATATACAAGGTTTAACCATTAGCGAAAAACAATATGAAACTGTTATAAAAGATTTGAACAATAAAGAGTTTATAAAGACAAATGGATATAGTAATATGCATGAGCTTTTATATGGCATACACAGAGCAAAAGAACTTGGAGGGTTCCATAAAGAAATGGAAATTCTTCAAATGAAATTGGAAAGCTTGCATGAAAAAGCCAATCAAAATGAAAAGAACGCCATTGAAGAATTCATATCAAAATGTAATGAATTATTCAATGGCGTTTCAAATATTGGAGGTGCGATAGATGCCATTAAAAGCATATCACTCCTCTTTGGTCAATAATTCAAGGATTGATGCGGCACGAAGAATATAAGCACCCCACAAGGTACAATCCGCTTGCTTGAAAGGATGCCCCTTGTTGCGACCGTCATTAGCCAAGCATAAGCGACCATCCGCTAACATGTCGGCAATGATTTTTAATTGAGAAATAACAGAATGATGTGAAAACGAACTTTGGATATCTGACTTTGCCAAACGTTCTTCTAATGTCATTTTATCCATAAATATAAAATTAAAAAAAGAGAACCCACGTTACTGCAACCAACGCGAATCCTCTTTTGATATATTAACGCCATATCAGGCAAGTTTAAACATTTGTAAGTAACAGTTGCAGTGTTACAACGCAAAGATAGTATCCTTTAATGATACTACCTAATAATATCTATATAATATGGATGCTTTTAACGTTTATACAAGTAGATTTTTAGAAGTTATAGATTATCTAAAAATCAGTGACTATCAAGTATGGAACAACTTGGAATCATTGTCTAAAGGAACAATGTCTAAAATTAGATGTGGCAGAGTTGGTGTTTCAATGAATGTTTTATACGAATTTTGTAATAAATACAATGTCAATGCAAATTATATTCTTACAGGAGAGGGAGACATGTTTAAACCTCAACCCACATCACCCTACTTAGAATCAAAAATGGATAAAACGTCCGCACCACATCAAATTGAAACAAAAAATATTAACATAGATTTACAGGGAGAACAAATAGATAGCAAAAAGACTATTGAAGTCCTTATCAAAGTAATAGAAACATACCAAACACGTATGGATGATTTGCTAAATGTTGTCGAAGTGCTTAAAAATGAAAACGCCGATCTGAAAGAACAGTTACAAAAACAAAAAGCAAGCTAAACAAATGAACATATTATCATGTTTTTTAAGGACATTAAAACCTTAATTATGAACAATGATATAATATGCAAACTAGAGAAAGTTGTCCATAAGATGAATGAACAACATGATAGGCTGGAAAAGCTTGTTTTCGGAATTAAGCTAGATCTTATAGTATGCAATAAGATAGAGACGGAACAAAATGATACTTGTAACGTAATTAATCTGAATAAAAAAACATATAACAACATAACACTATGATTATCAAAAGAAACTGCCTTTTCCTTTTAGATAAAGAAAAAGACAAAACAGACGCTAAACTCAGGTACAGAATTAAATGGGAAGGTAACACCGTAGCATTCAATGTAGGATACCGGGTAGAAGTATCAAAATGGATATCCGAAGCACAAAGATGCAAATCAAACACCTACCATGGAAAGAAGAAAGTATCAGCAGCAATAATTAACAGGCAGATATCGCATTATGAGGAACTGGCCGATGAGGTCTTTTACACATTTGAGCAAAATGGAACTTCCCCTACTGCGGAGGAATTCAGAAATGCGTTTAATTTAAAGTTGGGTAAAATAGAAGAAAAAGGGAAAAGCCTATATGAGTATTATGACGAATTTATCATCAAAGAAAGAAAGGAGAAGAGTTGGACCGATTCTACCTACAGAAAACATCGCACTGTAAAAAAACATATTCAGAACTTCGCCCCGAATCTTGAATTTTCAGACCTTACAGAAGATGGACTAAACAAACTGACTGATTATATGCTTAGCATAACCGATGACACAGGAAATCCGTCACTAAAGAATACAACAATAAAGAAAGATATTAATATATTTAAATGGTTTCTCCGTTGGGCTACCAAAATGGGATACAACAAAGAGCTTGCCTATGAGACATACAAACCCAAACTAAAGACCATTCCCCGAAAGGTAATATATCTCACTTGGGACGAGCTTATGGCAATAAGGGACACATCTATACCCGAAGAAATGGGATACTTGGCAAAGATAAAAGACATGCTCTTATTCTGCTGCTTCACATCATTACGTTTCTCTGACATGCAGAATTTAAAATGGTCTTATGTATTTGATAATCACATCGAAGTAACAACCATAAAAACAAATGATCCTTTGCGTATAGAATTAAATAAATATTCAAAAGAGGTTCTGACAAGATACATAAGAACAAAAGGATACGTGTTCCCGAGAATATCAAACCAGAAGATGAATGACTATTTAAAAACTCTAGGGAAACTATGTAATATTGACGCTCCTACCACCATTACATACTATAAAGGCAATGAAAGGATCGAAGAAATATTACCGAAATATGAACTTCTATCCAGTCATATAGGAAGACGCACATTTATATGCAATGCGCTTATGCTTGGCATCGCACCTAATATTGTAATGAAATGGACTGGGCATTCAGACTACGCTGCAATGAAGCCATATATTGAAATTGCTGACAAAGCAAAAGAAACAGCAATGAGTTTGTTTAATAAGATATAAGTCCCTGTTTTAGTCCCTTATTTTTATAAATAGCTTAAAATCAGAATATAATGTGGAGCATGCGAGACTCGAACTCGCCACCTTTAGACTGCCAGTCTAACGCTCTAGCCAGATGAGCTAATACCCCGCGAAATAATAACGATGCAAAGATACATAGAAAATCAATACTACAAAGCTTTTGAGAAAGTTTTTTTCATGTGAACAAAAAATTTTATTTATCACTTTTGCATCAAAGAGTTACTGTTGCGTAAAATTGTTAACCAATAGTTGACCAAGTTTAATAGCACATAATAAGCAAATAGCCCCGACTTATCACAAGTCAGGGCTACCTAAATTTATAAATTTAAAGTTTTTATGAAAAATCATTGTTGTATCAATGCCTGTACACCATCGGCACAACAATAATCACAATAGTTACATAAACACACGTTCTAACTTAATTGTTCAAACAACATAAATTCTTTTTCCTTTTATGTTTTCCATATTACACAAAGGACAAAGGGAAAAACATTCAATGGATCTGCTACTCAATCACCGGAAACAGAGAAGAACCAAAGGAATCTAACAAGACTTCAATGGCAAATATATTATAGACAAAAAATCACTATAAATTTATGTAACTAACCTCTGTTTATACAGAAGACTTCATTGGTGAGTTTACGATGTATTCAGCTAATGAATAACAACTATATGTCAAAAATGTACAGAATGGAAAGAAAAATTATACTGAAGCATCTTATAAAAAAGAATCATCGCTCAATCGGATGAAATCTGACATTATCCATATCAGCCCGGCAAAAAGCATGAAGGGAGAAATATACCGGAAATTCCTAGAAGAGAAAGAAATATTTATGTCCGCCAATAACGAACTCACCATAAATATAATCAAGGGTTGTATTTGACAACTCTGTGATTGACTAGGCAAAAAGAGGTGTAAAAGTTGTCTTAAACCTCCTCTATCGGCTTGGACCAAACTTCCTCTTTCGTTTCTTTACACATTACGGAAATAGTTCCTCCAACAAAATCCTTCACGTATCCTTTGCGTTCAGCCAACATATCTTCAGCCATTCTAATAGCCTTAGCCTTATCCTTCAATGAAAATCCTTTATTAGCAAAATCAGTACCTTCTTTAAAATATATATCATAAGTTTCCAT